ACTTGAGTTCGCCGCCCTCGATCATGCCTTCCCAATGCTCGCGGGCGCGGCCCGTGGAATCGAAGTTCGTCACGTCGACATCCTCGACGCTGTGATCGGGACCGCCGGCACTGACCAACTGGCCGAGCAGGTCGGTAGTGGTATTGGCGGCGGCCGTCGTGGAGATGCCGACGAGTGTTTTGTAGCCGCGGGATGCGAGAGTTGCCATGCTATCAGCTCCTTTCTGGAGTCAGCCGGCCGGTGGCCGGTCAGGATTTCTGTACGCCGCGGACGATGCACGTGGCGTGCGAATCGGCCACCGTGGAAACGATCTTGACCCGGTAGTATGCGAATGGCGCCTGGGCCAGGGCGTACGAATCGGCGTCCCCCGGCACAACGGTAGCCGCAACCTGGACGATGACCTCATCGGAAAAATCAGCCGTGTTGGCACCGAAGACTGTCCAGTCGACGGCATTCGCACCGTGCGTGTTCAGGATGGTGTATGCCAGGGATTTCCATACCCGAGTATCAACCCCGGAACTCGCCACAATGGACAAGACGTTGCTCGAGGTTTGTCCTAATCCGCCGGTATCGTCATACAGGCGCTCGGTTGCCAGCCCGTCGCCCCCGACTACTGCTTTCGTGAGTGCCATGATCAGGCCCTTTCAATGAGTGGGAATCGTTTCGTCATAGGAGACGGTATATTGTTGCCGGACGCCGCAACGGCGGCGTTCGTCGAGCAGCGGCTCGTCGAATAGATCGACTTCGTTCTCGATGATGATAAACCCGATTTTCACACTATCGACGGTCCCCGAATAGCCGTCGAGGGCCAGGCGGACGGCATCCGAGAGTTTGCGGGCATCCGGAAATCGATCGCCCCAGGTCGTCACGTCATAGGAGGCAGTGACCAATCCGGTCGGGCCGTCGTGCGTCTGCAGGTGCTCGTTGCTCGTGCGCTCGTACACGATGGCCGGGAATGTGGCATCCTGCGGCAGCTCCTGTGGATAGATGCGGCTGCCCGCAAGAGGAAGCACCCCGGGGTCGTCATGCAGGATCGAATAGATCGAGTCCACGCCCACGACTTCCATCCTTTCTCAATGCACCGGGATCGTCTCGTCATAGGAGACGGTGTATTGCTGTCGGACGCCGCATCGGCGGCGTTCGTCGAATAATGGTTCCTCGAGGATGTCGAGCTCGTTTTCCAGCATGATGAATCCGATTTTCACGGTGCCCACCGTTCCGCTGTAACCGTCGAGCGCCAGGCGGGCGGCATCGGCGAGCTCGCGGGCGGCCACGAAGGTTTCCGCCCAACTAGTCACGTCGTACAGGGCGGTGGCGAGTCCGGTGGCACCGTCGTTGCTCCGGATATGATCGAGGCTCGTCCGTTCATAGACCAGTGCCGCCAGTGCGGATTCCTGGGGCAGCTCCTGAGGATAGATCCGCACGCCGACGATCGGCGAGACACCGGGATCATCGTGGAGCAGCGAGTAGATGACCTCGTCGACCGTCGAGCCGGAGGGCGCCGCCCCCAGGCAGATTTCAAGTTGGCCCGGAACGATTAACCTCACGGGTTAACTCCATCACGGCACGGCCGCGACCGGCACGTCCAGCGTGTAGGTACTGCCGTTGTGCACGACGATCAGGTGCAGGTAATAGGCGGATCCGGGGGTCATCCCCGATGGGGACTTCGTGCCCGCCCACACGTTGTTCGCATCCTCTGCCAGATTGACGGCCGTCCAGACGGCGACGCCCGCCGCGGTGTATAGCCGCATGCTGACCGACGTATCGACGTTCAGCGTCACGCCGTTTCGGGTGACGACGACGACGGCCGAGAGCGTATCGGTCGCGGCATTGTAGGCCACCCCCGGCTGGATGCGGGGTGTGTTCAGCCCATCGAGCGTGGTCACCGTGCCCTGAATGCCGACGATGCGGTTGTTGGCATCGACTGTGGGCAGGCCGAATGCCGCACCGGGGCGAGCAACCGGGAAAGCCAAGCTTCGTTGTGCGATCAGCACGTGGCCATCTACGTCACTGTCTGCGGCGTTCGGGCTTTGCATATGTATCCACAGTTTGTCGCCTCCCCATGCCAATATCGAATTCAGCGGAAACGCCTTGTACTGGAGCGTCCCGGCACTCAGGATTTGAGCCGTGGGCTCGAAATGCACTGGTATGACATCGGGAGGAATAGTTCGATCGAGAGTCAACGTGGCAGTCCAGTCTCCGGCGATCGCAGCCACGTTGTACACCACCACCTGAATATCATAAAGGCCACCGTCTATCAGATGGTAACCAGGCATCAGCAGTTGAGCGCCCACCGCGAAATTTAGATGGGTAAACTCGATTCGTACTGTATCAAGCGCCATCGGTTAGTCCCCAAGATTCCGCGGCAGCAGCGCCTGCGCCGCCTGCAACGCATCTGTGACCGCCACCGACACGTCATCACCCGCCGCCTCGCACGCCGCCAGAGCGAGCGTCAGATCGCGCCGAGCTTCCGCCATCCGCTGCTCCACCAACTCCACCGCCGCCAGCCTCTGTTTCAGCGCAATCCGTGTTTCCCGTGGAACAACAACCGCATCGTCAGGCAAGTCCTGCGTGATCTCGATGATTGTTTTCTGCTTCTCTTTGTCTGCCATAATTCATCCTATGAACGGCCGCTGGAATGCCTCTTGGAATGCCGCTTGGAAGATACCGCCCCGTCGCGCTTCTTCTTTCTCGCCCTCCCCCTCTGGTATCACGACCACCTGGGCGTACGCTCCGCCCTGGCGCGTTGCGATTCCCGCGCCCTCGCCGCTGATCGTCACCGTCGCCTGCGATCCGGCGGACGCTGTTTTCTGCCCGGCGCCCTCCGCGCCTATCGTGACCGCCGACTCGCCCGCCCCCTGCGCGTGTTTGGAGCCAGCCGCTTCCGGCTGGACGGTCACCGTTGCCTCCGCGCCGCCCGTCACGGTCTTGCTACCGGCGCCCGCGCCTGTAACGGTCACGGTGGCCTCAGCTCCGCCCGTCGCCGATTTCCGGCCCGCACCAACCGGCCCGATGTAGACTATCGCGTATCCGCCACCGCTCGCGTGTTTCACTCCCGCACCTTCGGGCATGATGACCACGCTGGATGTTGCGCCGCCCTCACCACCAGTGACCGGATAGCCCGCGCCCTCCGGCGTCACGACGACCTGCGCCTCCGCCGATCCCTGCGCCGACTTCAGCCCGGCGCCTTCAGGTGAAACAGCGATACCGGACTCGCTCCCGCCCTGCGCCGATTTCGCGCCGACGGCTTCGGGTGTAACGACGACCGATGCGTCCGCCGCGCCCTGCGCCGCCTTGTTGCCTATCCCTTCGGGCGAGATCACCATGCCCGCCTCGCCGCTGCCCTGGCCGGCCTTCGTCCCCGCGCCCTCGCCACCGATGATCACATAGGCGTAGGCGCCGCCCTCTGCATGCTTGACGCCCGCGCCCACCGGAGTGACGATGACGGATGACTCAGCCGCGCCCACCGCGCCTTTCGTGCCCGTGCCTTGGGGGGTAACGACGACCGGCGCCTCGCCCGCGCCCGCGCCCGCCTTGGTGCCCGCGCCCTCAGGCACCACGATGACAGATGCCGCCGCTCCGCCGCCGTGCTGGAATCCTGTACCTTGCGGCGTGATGTAGACTATCGCGTACGCCCCGCCCTGCGCATGCTTCGTGCCTGCTCCCTGGCCGGACACGACAACTGATGCTGCCGATGCCCCCGACACCGCCTTTGTGCCGGCACCCTCGGGAGTAATGACAACCGATGCTTCGCCGCCGCCGCTCGGCGGCCCCTCTGATACCGTGACAGATAGGTAGGGCCGGTAGGCGGCAGTGTCATTATTCTGGCTCGCAAGATCAATGTATTCATTAGCAACAGGTGCCGTGCCAGAGGTATCCCGGCTCGATTTCAGGGCCAGATAGGTGTACCCGTCAGTGATGATCCGTGTCGTATCAAGGTTTGGGGACTCGATGTCGGTATTCGTCGGAATGCCGGACGTGTTCCGAAGGGTTACGTCCTTGGCAGCGCTGTACGCGGCATCGTAATTTGCTTCCCGGTTCGCAGAATGCGGACTAGTCCAATCAGCCTTATGAATGTCAATATCAAAGTCCGTGTCGGATGTGTCCACAACACAGGTAGCATGCAAATTAGCCTGCGATACATCGCCCTCGATCGCGCTGGTATCAAAACGAATGAATGCCCGATAAACGGTGTATAGCGCGCCAACTTTAGACTGGCCGATTCGCAGGTACGTCTGTGCAGAGTACTCGCGGTAACTGGTAGCCTGTGCGCTCGCATAGACAAAGTCGGACCCGTAGATGTAACCATCATCCGCATTCGCCACGTACGTGTCCGGGTCGACCCGCACCGGATACTCCGCCCCCGCCAGCCACGCATGCGGGATCAGCACCGACACATAGAGGCTCGCGCCCTGTCGCTTCACCCGCAACGTGCCCGCAACCCGCTCGCCCTGCGCGTCCGTCGCATGCGGCACTGCCCACCACCAATGGCACACCCCCGCCCCGTCCCTGAACTCCACGACGCTCGCCGTGTCGCGCCTGCTGCTCGCATCCCACTTCACGCCGTCGATCCACAAATCCAGATCACTGGCGAACACGAAGTTCATCTGCAACACCGGATTGCCGCCGTTCACGATGTAGGCGGCCGGCGCCCCGATCCTGCTCAACGACTCGATGCTCAGAATCTTGCGGAAGAAATGCGTTGACGGCGTGTAGGTGAAATCAAGGCCCGCACCGTACGCCCCGCTCCAACGCAACTCACCGCCCTGGCACAGCGCATCCGCCCCCGAATTCGTCACCGCCCCCTGCACCGGCGCGGGCATCGCAATCTGCTGAATCTGGTCAAGGTCATTCGACCAGTTCAACGCCATCGGCTGATACGTGACGTAGCGCCCGGCCTTCTCCAACCGCACCACGCGCCCCGCATCGAACCTGCTCAGTGCGAACGCCTGATACCCGCAGGCCGTCATCTGGTAGTTCCACGGAGCCACGCCCGGCTGCCAGCGGTTGTCGATCTCCTGCCATTCGCCGTCCTGCTGGAAGTGCATGGGCGCACCGCCGCAGATGAACGTGCGCGTCCTGTCAGGATTCTGGAAACACGCGCCCCGTTCCCACCTGCGCGCCGCAAGCTCCACCGCATCCGCATGCGGCCCCGCCAGCGTCACCCGCCTGTTGTCTGCTCGGATCGGCATTGGCTATCCTTTTGCCTTTTGCCTTTTTACTTTCTTACACCGGGTTCGCGTGATCCACGCCGCTCGACGCCGCCAGCAGCTTGTACGTGCCCTGGTTGGCATAAACCTCGTTGGTGATATCCGGCCCGCCCCGGTCGGTGCCCGCAGTGAGCGCCGTCCAGCCGCGCCAACCGGCAACCGTTGTCGCCGCCGGCACATTGAACGTGAGGTCGGCGTTCGGGCGGATCACGCCGTTGGACGCCCCCACCCACGTCACCGCTTGGCGCGCGTACGCGGGATCGCCGCCCGCAATCTCGGTGTCCGTTTCATCGACCAGGCCGATGTGCGTGATGAGCGCCGCGCCCGCATCGCCAATCGCGTTTCGATACGCATCGGACATGTTAGGTGCTGACATTCGATTTTACTCCTATCGTTTGTTTCGCAAGTCCGCCATTATCTACATCCCGCTCAACAGCGTTTTGACCAGCCCTCCCGATACCAGGCCGGAGCCGGCCATCAGCGCGATGAGCTTCCAGAGTTTGATCTGCACGTCTGCCTTGAGCTTCGCATCGCGGGCGTTGGATTCCGAATCGACCGCCTGCACCTTCTGCTCCATCTGGGCGACGTGCGGACAGTTTTTCACGTGGTCGTCGATCACGTTCTGCGCGGCCTCATGGGCGGCTTCGTGGCTGACCATCCGGATGAAGCCCGCCGCGTCGATCGAGATCAGCGAGCCGAGCTCGCGGGGAATATCGGCCATGGCTGGCACTCCGTTGGATCAGAGGATGTTGGCGCCCGTGGCCGATACGCGCTCCTTGATGAGCTCGCCGACTGCCGGATTCTCACCGCGGGAATCCTTGATGGCCTTGGCCACCTCGACTGCCTTCATGTTTTTGATAGTGGTGGCGATGGTGTCGACGGCGCCGATTGCGGTCGATGCCAGCGTCTGCACCTCATCGACGTGCGACAGGACCTCGACGACCTTCGCCTGGGCTTTCCGCTTGCCGAGCAGGCCGAAGATGCCGCCGAGGACGGAGATGATGGTGATGGCCGCCTGCAGGATAGTCATAATTTCCATCATTGAATCCTTTCAGATTATGGCCCGCAAGGGCCGGGGTTACCGTTTTGCTTCCTGATCCAACTCGGCCTCGGTCGCCAGTGTGATCATGGCTTCCGCTAGCTTCCGCTCTTCTGAGTTTGTTTCTCGATTTCCGTTTTCAGAGTCGCGGCGATAGCGGCGGCCGCCAGTGACATCGTGGCTTCGGCGGCCTTCCGCATGAAGGGGATCTCGGCGACCTTCCGGCGGCTCTTCGGCGTCTTATGGCCGAACTCGATGGCCGCCGGGATGTAATAGCGTTTTCCGGGGTTCTTACGTTTTGTCAAATAGACGAATGTATCATTGGCCTTCGGATCGATCATCACGCCGACTCGATAGACGCTGGTTCGCCCCATGCGCAGCGTCTTGATGATGATCGAGTTCCAGATTTCGTAACTCATCATTCCGCCAACGATCTGGAGGGCGCTGGACATCGTTTTACGCTGCACGATCTTAGCACCGGCGATCAGTGCCCGGCGGGCGATCCGTTTGGCAATGGCGGTCTCCATCTGCTTCAGTTTCTGATCAAGTACCGAGAGGCCTTCGATTTCAAATGTTACTTCCATATCAGCCCACCCTCTCCCGGCAAAGGATTTCCCACTCGGCGTTGCCATCGGCGATGTTCAGGGCGCTGACGATCTCGAGGATCCGCGCGCCGACGAGCAGCCGCTTGAGGGGGGTGATCGTCACGTCGGTTCGATATCGCATGCGCACGCGGTGCGTGACGTCGGCCGCCACCTGCTGGGCGGCGAAGTATTCGCGGCCTGCGATCGGCTCGACCGATGCCCAGACCGTGGCGTCGGTGTCCCAGCTCTTCGTCGGCTCCCCGGTCGCCCCCTGTGCGGAGGTGCTCGACTGGATGGCGACGCGATGATTGAGTTTGCCGGCTTGCAGCGGCATCGGCTAGTCTCCGTCAGTCCAGCGGTCGAACGGTTCGATGGCCATGGCGCCGTCGACGGTTTCCACGAATCGATCACGATTGCTCGGCTCGTCGAAGAGATAGAGCGCATAGCCGCCCCAGCCGGAGCCGAGATATTTCATGGCGATCTGCCCGAGCCGCTCGAGGTCCGTCATTCCCTCGGCGAGCTGCACCGCATAACTGCCCAGGATGGCGGCCGCGAGGTCGACGACGTTTCGATTGACGACGGCCGCCCGGGCGTGGATGGAGGCCTGCACGATGGCCGGATAGGAGCGCGGGCGGCTCGCCAGGTCCGGCGTGCTGTGGGCCTGACCGGTCCACCGGATGGCCATCAGGCCACGGAGCCAATCCGCCGGATCGCGGTGGAGCAGGCGCGGCTTGGCCCTGCAGCCGGCCCAGACGCAGAGACCGGTCTCGGTGATGACGGCAGGATCCTGCCAGCCGACTCCAGCTTGCTGTTCGCTGACGAAGGAATCGCGGCCCTCGAGGATCGCCAGGGCAGCGGATCCGCCGAGGCCTCCGCCGGGCAGATACCCGTTCCAGTCGTCGGCCGTGACGGTGGGCGAGATCGCGCAGTTGACGACGTAGCCGCCGAGCGAGGCGTCGGTGCTGCCCCCGGATGATGCCAGCCCGGGAACGTCGAGCCAGCCGCCGGCGAAATCGACCCGGAGGGGAACGCGCTTGGTGCCTGTGATTTGCCGGCGGATGCCCGTAGTGGAGACGCCCTGTTCGATGCAGGGATTCGTTTTCGGGAGGACGACGAATCGCGCCCCGTGTGCCTTCGCAAAGACCATCTTGTTGCCGAGGTGCGGGTCGTCATCGGTGACGGCGAGCACGTCGGGCTTGACCTGCTCGAATGCCGGCACGAAATTCCAGTATGCGGCTCGGCCCGGCTGCTCGCCGGCGTCCACCATTACGGCATCGACATCGCGGATGGCGCCGACCACCTGCACGCGGTGGCCGAGCGGGATCGCCGGCTGCCGCTGCTTGTAGAGGCGGATGACGTCGTCGCTCGCGATGCAGACGACGAGGCGGTCACCCAGGGCGCGGGCCTGGCGGAAGAACTCCACGTGCCCGCCGTGAATGATCTCGAAACAGCCTGAAACGAAAACGGTGATCATCGCGATGCCTTTCAGAAATCGATGATCCGATAGGGCCAGAGGAGCATTTCGATGGCCACGTTGATCTTGGCGTCGTACTGTCCCTCGCGGTTATTGTAGAACATGCCCAGCCTGGCCCGGATGGCCGAGAGGATGGCGGCGGGCACCTCGCCGATGAACTGCTGGCCGGTGCCCGCGCTCGTGATGTCGATCTTGACACCGGCGAGCGTGAGGCTCAGCTCGCAGGTCTGGGCGGCCGAGGTGATCACGTAGTAATCGGTGCCGGCGGCCAGGCCGCCGGGCAGCGCCCCGCCCGAGTTCGTGACGCGAACGATCGAGGCGTCGGCGGGTGCGCGGCCCGACCACGTGAGTTTGTCGGTCGTTAGATCCGCGGTGAACGGGGTGGCGTAGCCGCACACGTAGGTCACGATGATGGCCTTCTCGATACCGTAGACGGCCGGCCAGGTATCGCAGTAGCCGACGGTGATCCGGCCCGGCGTGCTGTCGGTATCGACGTCGTACAGCGACGGATCGAGGGTCTGCAGGCTCCCCTCGACGTCGTAATACTGGACTGAGGTCTTCTCGATCAGCGGCGGACCGGGGAGCACGATGACGTATGGCCAGTTGTCCAGATAGAGTTTGCGGGTCTGGCAGACGATGGCCCGGGCGGTCACGTCCTCCGCGTATTGCCGGGCGGCGACGATGAGCGCGGCGATCAGCGTGTCGTCATCGGTGTGATCCACGCGGAGATAGAGCTTCGCGTCATCCAGGTAGATCGGCTCGGCGGCCGGGGGAGTGGTCACGACGTTGATGATGGTCATGAGGCCTCCGATTCCGGCTCACCCCGCCGGTGCTTGCGCCTGTCCGCCGCACGGCTTGGGCAGGCGGGCCGGCCGGGTGCCGGTTTGGAGGTGATGGCGGCGGTCTCGACCGGGGGAGCCTCGGCGGTTTGCCGCAAGTCGAGCACCGGTTCCGATTTGCAGCAGATGTTCGCCTCGAGCAGCTTGGAAGCGAGCCAATCAGGCAGGTTCAGCTCGGTGCCCGGCCCATATTCACCCCACCGGCGCGTGAGTCTTATTTTGATTGTGGGGGGGGTCATTGGAAGGTGCCCTCCGGTTTGCCCTTTTCAAAGTAATCGACCATTTTCTGATAGATGCAGCCGAGTTGCGGGTCGGGCCAGAGGACCAGATCATCGGCGTGGCCGATGACCACGTGAACAGCCACAAAGGCCTTCATGCCGAGTTTCTCGAACTGCTGCCAGAACGTGATGTCGTCGTCGACGCACTTGTTGGGCGTCCACGTGCCATCCTCGGCCGGCTGGCCGATGAACCAGGGGTGCTTCATCCGGGCGAGTGCCGAGGTGCGAATCAGGGTCAGGCCGAAGTGGCCGGTCGCGATGGGCAGGAGATCATCCCGAGGATCGACCTCGAGGCGGGCCTCGTATTTGCCGTCCTGGCCGCGATGCGTGAACAGCGCCATCTTTGTGTGCCGGTTCGTCTGGAGGGCGCAGATGGCGTCGGCGTCGGAATGCGTGTTCATGAGTCGGATCAGCGTTTCGACGTCGGCCTGCGTGAAAATGGAATCATAATCGAGCGTGAGGACGGCGTCGGGTTTATCGGCCTTGATGGCGACATCGAAACAGCGCTCGAAACTCTGGTTCCAGAATGCTCCGCCGGTGCGGTGGATCTTGATGCCGAGCGGACCGAAGGCCAGAGCGGCGCAGTACTGGGGAGCGGTGGGGCCGTAGCGGGGCACGGTCATGGCCGCTGCCACTTTCTGGATTGCCGCCTGGTTGGGATCGGGCTTGACCCCCTGGATGTTGAGGGAGACGGGGAGGGCGGCGCAGTCGTCGATTTCCGACTTCCAGCTCCGCATTCCGCGCAACCCCACCGCCTCCATCAGGTCGCGGAGCTTTTGGGCGTTGAACATGGCCAGGTGGACGTCATACTGGTCGATCTGGCCGCCCATCAGATACCCTTCGAGATTGAGCTGATGGCCGGCCCCGCCGCGAT